CAAATTGCAATAATAATTTATTATTTACATCATCATCTTTCAAAACAAATTTATCATTACTTCCTTTTGTTACTGCCATACCATCAGCAGCAATTAGGGTTAGGTTATCTAGCTGCTCAAATTCAGCAGAAACAGCTCCACTAGATACAGAGTACGAAACTGAACTTGTTGTTACATTGACTGGAATTTCAAAAGTAACTATTTCAAATCTAACTAACGATTCTTCGGATAAGACTTTATTAAGAATAGCAGCATCTACTGTAATAAGCGAAAAACCTGTCGCACGATAAATTCCGGTTGCGTTAACAGGATATATCAAATTGCCATTACAGGAGCCTAAATTAATAGGGTTCAAACTACCTATTTTTAACTTAACAGTACAACCATACGATACAGAGCCTGCATCTTGTGCTAAATGTGTTTCATCGCCAGGAACTTTAGGTTTTAAGTAAGCTGATGCCGAAACCTTTATAACAAAACTATTAATATTAACTCTATAAGAACCTTTTTCAATAGAAACATTTTGACCTAAACTAACAACTTTACTATCTCCAACAACGTCAATTTCTTCAATTTTCTTGGTAGTAATATAAACTTTTCTATTACCATTATCAACAACAACAGAATCTTCATCTATTCTAAATACACCGATGTTACTACCATAACCTGCCTTCGTTAATAGAATAGGCAATTTATTTGTTCCTGATACTGCATCTATTGCATCTTGGTAGTTCCCACCACTCCATAGCGTGATATTATCATTGTTAAGCCCACTCATACCTGCAACAACTAATTCTTCTAGGTTACGAAGCTGTAATAAATTCGTCATGGTCAATCCGCCATTAATAACGGTTGAACCTTTGAAAGCATCAGCTATGTGGCTAATAAATGGAGCGTATGATGTTGCATAACTTCCTACCTGTAACATAGAACGATTCAATTCAACTGTAAAAGCTTTATCTGCAATAAGAAGAGGCCTATCAGTATATGGAACAGAATCTATATTTGGATAACATCTCAAATAAATATCAGAAACTGTTTCTATTTTTATAGTAAGCTTATCTATTTTTGTACTATCAGAGGAAGTAACAACAAAATTACTGATAACGCTACCTGCAACCAATTGAAATTTAGCACCATATATTCTTGCATAATATTCACCTCCATATTTTGTTGCGAAATATTTCTCTGTAACTTCTTCAGCAGTAAAAACATATTCGCCTATACTAGCAGAAGAAATAAGTAATATATTTATGCGTTCTGATTGTTCAAAACCTAATTTTGATATCTTTCTAAATGTGTAATCTGAATATCTATATAGGTTTTCGCCACCTATTGCTCCTTTGAAACGAATATTACCATAAATCTCTGCTTCGTTACGAGCAATGATTCTAGGAGGAACGCTTGCGAAGTCAATGATTAAATTACGATTCGCGTCTTGAATTACTTCGGTTGTGATTGTTCCACCTGCTATTTGAGTTAGTCCGCTTGTCTGATTGAATACCCTTTTGTCTTCAAACTTGCTTGAAACAATTCCTGCAAGGAAATGATAAAAGCCGTCAACAGCTTCACATTCAACTTTAGCAGAGGATAAAACAACAACTCCGTTTCCTTCGGATTTAGAGCACTTGAAATAAACGTAATACGGAACATCATCGGAATAGCCATTGTCACTAATTAAGACTGTCAAAAACGGTTGAATAGTCCACTCCCCATTAGAAGCGGATTCAACAAATACGGAGTGAATAAGCTTGCCTTTTGTGACTTGGAACTTATTCAATACATTATCAATAGCGTAAGAACAAGAAGTGACAAACTGGTTTTCTTCGACACCAACTAACACCATTTCCTTAATCAAAGAATCGAGCATTTCGCTCATTTCTTTAGCATCTCTCCAACTCCGTCTACTAATTGCTCTTGTGTCTTGATATACTCCGTCTATTTGGCTTGATTGTTCAGAAATAGAGCTTTCTATTGTAGCCAATCTGCCTGTTACTCGGCTACTCGACAAAGTAAAACTTATGTTATATGGAGTGGTCAGATTGTAGCTATAACCAATTACTCTACTTTGGATATAACCGCCATTATAATGTTCGCTACTTACTTGAATACGCTGGCCGACACAAATTGATACGCCATGCTTCATAAAGTACGTAGCATCGCTTTCACACGTTGTTTCAGGCACAGAAACAGCAACATTATTGATATACTCCAAAGCTTTAGCAGCAAGTTCTTCTTGTGCTAAAGTGATGTATTCTTGCGGCATCTTAATGTTATATAAAACATACTTGTCGCCAACTCTAGGAATAAAGTTTCCGAATGGTATTTGCTGTTCGTCTTCCGACTGATTGATTATCTCCCATTCGTTGGTAGCAGCCTTCCAATTTACATCGAAATCAAAGCCATTCAAATAGCCACTAACAAATCTAACTCTCATGGTACAACCTTCAATCAACAAATCACGAGGGTTAAACAATGTAGGTATTTCGGCATCGGCTATGTAATAAATAGGGAAATCACTAGATCCTGAAAGTCTAACATTGCTAACAGTTCCTTCCCTTCTAGGATAAACATCATCGAAGAACTTTACCTGCTCGATACCACTGGTTACATTAGGAACTTCAACATAACCTCCAGGGTACAAAGCTTCATTCAAGTGAAGACGTTTAGCATACGAAACATTCATAACACCGACAGATGTGGTTTGCCTTGTAATGTTTCTTTCGCTTCCGTAAACATAAATACGTTGTGGAATGTTTGTCTTTTTAGATGAAATCTTAACCAATTCAAGGCCTTTGCTAACGTATTCATCTCCAGAACGGTCGTATTCATCAGACAAATCAATGTAATCTCCAAATTCACACTTATCAAAATGCAATATGGTTCCATTTTCAATCCACCATTCTGTTCCAAATTGTTCGGCAACATAGCCAATTGCTTCGCCAAGGCTAACGCCTGAAAAAGACAAGGCTTTGAGTTCTGTTTCTGCATACAAATTACCGACAGGCAAAGAAAACGTGGCTCCTAAATTGGCACGATTCAAGCTATCAACAATAATTTCGGCTATGGTATTCAAATTGGAGTTCAACGTGAATTCAGGCTCGTTCCAAGTGTTTCCTCCAACAACAACGTGTCTAAAGAAAACGTACTTAATGAAATGCTCCTCTACTGCCGAAAACTTAACATCATAATAGTAATGATTGGTTGCTTTTTTTTCAGGGTAATACGTTTCGATTACCGAGAACTTAACTCCATTGTATAAAATATAAGAGCCGGCATAAAGTACAAACTTGTCATTCAAGTTGAATACAAGATTGATATGATTATCGGACTGCAATTTATGCACTCTTTCACAATTATCAGTAATTGGTGCCGTAACAACAACAGCTCCTAATTTATTGTATATGATTACATCTTTCATAATGAACGGTTAAGAGGGTTTAACTCCTTGAACGTTATTGATACAATGGCGCTATCTTCTCCGAATCCGTCATACTTGTCGCACTTAAGATACACAAGCCTATAAACGCGCTCTAGTTCGATAATATGGAAACGGTTCTCGCCACTATCATTACCATAAACATCTTTGCTGCCTTTAGTAAGAAATTCAGTCAAATAGTCAATCTTTTTAACAAGGTCAATTTGGCTTGTGGACCTAACAAGAAAACGAACAGAAACATCCCTAGACTTTACCTTTCTATCTGTAAGAATAGCCAAAGAGCCATCAATACTGGCATTCTCATTCATTACTAATGACTTCAACTCATTTGGTTTAAGCAAATTATCGAGTGAACCGTCCAACATAGTAAGATCGAGAGCGGTAATATCGATTCCGTTTATTGATACATTTAATCTTTCCATACTATTTACGCTTATCTGAAATTATTACTCGCGCATTACGATCTTTAGTTACATTGACAGTCGAGCCGTCTTTTATGGTGACATGAAAAATCGAGAAACCTTTTGCGTTTACTTTAACGTTTGAGTTATCCCTGGCAAATACATACTGCATTCTAATAACATCAGAGGTAATTGATACATTACTATCTCCTAAAACAAAGACATCGCCTACAAATCCATTTAAGGCCGCATCAGTATCTAAATAGATATTATACCTAATCAGGTCTTCGGATTCAAACCATTTTCTAAACCAGCATAATTTTGGGAAATTTTCTTCCCTTAAATTTACTCTGAAATTAATTAACACTTTTGAAAGCTGTTCTAAATCCTTACTGTACTTAACCGCAATGATACTTTCACGACAAAATTTCTTCTTGAGCATTTCGCTTAATAATTCTGCCTTTGCTTCTTTAAAATTGGAATTTGTCATAATCTTGATGTATTTTCTTCAATTTTCTTAAGTCTTAAATTGGTTTCCTTAAGAACTGCCGTGTTTCCAGCAATCATTCTCAATTCGAGTAATTGGCTTTCACCTATAAGACTTAACATGTTAATATAAGCGTTTATCTCACGAGCGTAACCGAGCAAATCAAAATTGATTCTTTTAATGTCTGCTACGTTGACATCGATATTCGCTGTACTTATTTGAATAGCAGTGAACCTTCCGTTAAGTTCATCGCCTGTATCTTGCGACATGGCAGCGAAACCTTTACTTTCCGCCTGTTGTTCTGGATCATCAGTTAAACCCATTTCCTCCATTAACTGGCGATAAGCTTCTGCCTGTCCTTCGGCAGCTTGTTTATCGATTTCATATTGAGCTTTTATTCGCTCTATTTCTGCTTGAGATAATGAAGTGTCACCGTCACCGAATGCGCTCTTTAGAGTGTCGAATGTTTTCTCTAAACTCTTTGTAAGGTTCATTGATATTTGCTTCGTAATCATCTGCTTCATTAAATCATCAAAAGCAGTATCAAACACCGTACTCATATCAGTTAAACCATTGGAGAAACCATCAACAATACTTGAAGCTAATTCATCAGCAAAGCTGGCTAAATCGGTTGTGATTAAGCCGTTATAAAATTCATTCAAAGCATCACGTTGAGCATCTAACGCATCTTGCTGTGAAGATGTAATTTCATCAAGCTGACTTTGAGCATCTTCTTTCTTCTTATCGGTAGAAGCATTAGCCAACTGTTCTTGTGCTAATTGAACTTGTCTATTATACTCCTGGATTTGGAGATTAAGATTTTTAGCTAATTCAATCTGTCCTTGATAATAATCGGAACCTATCGAGTTAGCAATAGAACGTTCAAGATTATCATACGAATCTTTCAAACTGTCAACTCTACCTTTACTTTCATCTATTTGAGCTTGAATTTCAGCATTCTTACTGAAGTACTTCACCATAACATCTACAATAGCCATAATGACTTGAACTGCCATACTTATAATTGTGAGTATAACAGAGGCTTTTTCAACACCTGAAATAGCATTAGCTCCAGTCCATGCGGTTGTACTAATCAACTGTATCAAAGAAATAGTAGACGTAGCTACTGTTTTGGTAGTGTTTAGGGCATCTTTACCAGTTTCGCTTAACAAGTCACCAAATGAATCAGAAATTAAATCACAAGCATCTACAACAAGTTTTAAGGATTTTGAAGCTTTCTTATATGAAGCACTCATCTTGTCACCTGTAGTTTCGGTAACATTACCGAGTTCGTTTGACTTTTCTGTCAATGCACTATTGGCAACAGCAAGTTTAGCTTCGGCAGCAGCTATCTTATTAGCATCAGCACCGCTTTTCTTAAGGTTATCGAGTTCTGCCTGTAAAATAGGAATTTGACTCATCAATGTATCAATGCTTTGGTCCATTGTGCTCTTGACAATTTCCGACAAAGTACCTGAGATGTTAGCGGCTTCAACCCCCAACTCCTGGCCTGCTTGTGAAATATCAAAATCAGCCTTTTGAGTTACGGTATCTGTTTGTAATTTCTTTGCTTCATCACTTAAACTTTCATTTTCGTTGATAGCTTTAATCTTGTCTTCTTTCCACTTTTCAATATCAATCAAACGTTGGGCGTAATCTTTATAAGTGGAAATTTTCTTAACAAGATCCTCCTGGTTATTGTCAACTGAAAGCTTATCTGTTGTTAGTTCGCGCTTCGTTTTATAGGTATCTTTGATAACACCAATCTGTTCTTCTGATTGACCTTCATCTTTAGCCTTTTTAACAGCAGCTTCTTCTTCTTTATCAATAGCTTCAATAGCCTTTTGTGCCATTTTGTCACGAATCTGCTTTTGCAATTCAAGCTGACGAGTAACATCCGTAGTAATATCAAGCTCATTCTTGAGTTTAGCTACATCAATATCGAATTGTATGCTTACATTGGCATCATTCAACTCCTTAACGTATTTGGCAAATTCTTCGTCGATCTTATTCTTATCGAATTCAATTTCCAATTTAGCAGTAGCAATACGTTTGTCGAATGATGACGTGTCTACATTAGAACCATATTTTTTCTTGTACTCGGCACGCTCCTTTTCAATGTTCTTAATGGTATTTGCAAGGTCGAAATCCAACAAGGCTTTCTTGTCGGTAATTCTTTTTCTTTCTAGGGCCGTAGCTGCATCGGTAGCTTTCTGAAAAGCATCTTTTACAGCCTTCGCGAAATCATCTGTACTTTTAGAATCAAACGACCATGCTTTCAATTTGGTTTCAGCTTCATTCTTTTTCTTTACAGCTTCATTCCATGCTTCAGAGCCTTTTTCGGAAATAGCCATTCCATCTAACTTACTTTCAGCTTCTTTCTTCGCATTTTCCCAAAAGGCCTTATTTTGTACAGAAGCAGATTCTACAGCTCTTCCCTCACTATCTTTCAATTGCTCCCATTCTTTAATCTTGTCATCAACTTTCGTAGTATCAACATTAGGATTATCCAATAAGGCCTTTGCTCTATTTTCTTTATTTTTCTGTATCAACTTATCGTAATAGTCAATACGTTGTTGAGAAGTCATAGCAGCTAAAGTTTCTGACTTTTCGCGCTCCTTAATTGTTTTGTTGATTTGAGTAAGTTTTTCTTGCTCTAAATCAATTTGCTTATTGATAGCACTTAAAGCGGCAGCGGTTCCTTGATTACCAGGTGCAGCAATAATATCTTGTTCCTGTTTCTTAAGCTTTTCTAATTTTGCTTGAGATTGGTCGCGCAAACTAACTTCGTTATTCTTTTCAGATTTTGCGTTGTGTTCATCAATGATTTTAGCTTGTTCGGCTGGAGTGAGTTGTTGAATTTCTGCTAAGGACATACCTTTGAAAGCACCTGAAACCTTCTGTAATTCCTGCCATGCTTTAGTTTGTGTATTAAGGCTCAACGTGGTATCGTTAATCATTCCTAAATACTTTTGCGACTCCTGCTTATCCTTTTCAAGTTTGTCCTTATGTTCAGCTATGGCATCATTCAATTCCCTTTGAGCTTTTTCTTCAGTAGTAGTTGAATCGTGCATAGCCCACATAACAGCAACAAGAGCGACTACAGCCATTGCAATAAGAACGTAAGGGTTCATTAACATCGTAGCATTAAGAGCTGCCGTTTTAGCTTTCAAAACGTCAGTAATTGCCTGCATTGTAGTCATACCTGCCATTTGTGCCAAACTAGCTTGATAACGTATTTGTTCTGCAATGCTTACTAGAATTACAGCAGCTTTATATGTTCCATAAACAGCAACTAAACCAGCAATAACTTTCCCAACGGTTTCGTAATTTTCTACCAAGAAATTAACACCACCTATGCCGGCAGCAAGCATTCCTTCTGATTCTTGACCTATGTTATTAATCATTTGGGAAACACTATCTTCCAAGTTGGAAACTTGACCAACAAGTGTTTTACTAATAGCTTCCATACTACCTTCAACACCTGTCATATCGCCAAGCGACAATAAATAATCCTTGATTGAATCAGACGTGTTGTCAATAGTAGTTTTTTGACCTTTGAACGACATTGTTACTTTATCACCATTTTGAGCTGCTTTGATACCAAACTCTTTCAAACGTTCAAACTGTCCTGTTTGAGCATCAAGAATAGCTTCAGTCAATTGATTGAAGCCTTTACCTGTTGAACTGGCAAGGTCGCCAAGTTGTCGCATCTCGTTTTTTGTAGGAGTGAATCCCTGGTTAACGAGCTTAACATACGATTCTGTCAGCTCGTTCAATTGGAATGGAGTTTTAGCCGCAAACTCGGTAATCATACCCATTGATTCAGCAGCACGAGTATTAGATTGAAATGTATTAGTCAAGACGGCTTCATACTTCTGAAATTCTCCCCTAACATTGATAATTTCGCCAACAAGGTTTTTCGCTTGAGCAATACCAAAGCCAATACCTACACCAGCAGCTATTGTCTTGACAGAGTTCATGATAGAATCACTTTGTGATTTCACCGAATTACCAGTGTCAGCGATTGCTTGTTTTGACTCATACAGCTTCTTTTTGAGGTCTGTATTATCTCCTGTGATTGCAAAGTTTAAGCTCATTCTTGTAACATTTTTCTTATATACTCTTCATTATTTGGATCATCAGCGTTAATCGGAGTACTATTTTCTTCAATACTATCGTAATAAACACTAATACTATCTGCTAACAACATCATAACATTTTGATAACTAATACCCCAAAGGCAATAATCTAAAGTCCAACCGTACTTTGATAATAGGTTATCAAACAAACTTCCCCATAAAGAGCGACCACCAATTACTCTACTCGAACCGCTCTTTTTTAGATTCTCGGCTTGTTTTGCCTTAATATCTTTGTCAATCGAATAGAGCTGATAAAATTTACATAGTCAATCTGGGTAAGTAAAGCAAGCAAACAAGTACTAAAATCAGTTGGTGCGGTATTCCATTTAAAGAATTCTGCTATTTCATTCAACTTGTCATCGTCCAACAAATCTTCTTTTGTTTTAGAAACGGCTACTGCCATTAACGAACAAACAACATCTGTTTTAGATTCACAAACCCTCATTGATTCAACATGAGGTTCCTCCATTAAAGCATCTTCATCGATGTCTAACTGTAGGTAATACTTGCTTAACATTTGCATCTTACCTAGAGTAGGAGGGTAAATTTTAAACTTTCGTTTACCAACACTGAAACTAATAGGCTTTTCAGTGATAGCATCCGTAACATTCATTTCTACGGCTTTGTTATTCATACTTTGATTATTTAGGTAGTGAGTTTTAAGGGGCCAACCTTATAAACACAAAAGTTAGGCTTTGTAAATACAACAAAGCCTAACTTGATTGAATTACTATACAAGAGAACCTGCTTGAGTAATAGCAACAACAGCTTTTTTGCCGTCTGCATAAATGGTAAGCTCAGTTGTACGTTCATCGGTATTGGCATTAGCCAAAACCTTAACTGTTACAACTTTACCTGAACGGTTAACCGTTACCCATTCAATGTTTGACGGAACTTTAGCCGAAGTGATATTTGCTTCAGAAGTTACCGTTACTTGTTGTCCTACTGCATCAGCATCAGCCGTAAAGCTTAATGATGTAGGGTCAACAACAAGACCAGCAGCTAGAGATTTATCAACTTGTACACCCCATTTCACTTGATTGCCTTGTTCAGGAACCAATACGTCATAAGTGTACTTTTTCTTTGCACCGTTTTCTGCATCCCAAGTATCTTCAACAGATACAGCAGCACGGTCGATGATAAAGCCACTGACAGCAGGATTTTCAGGGATCAACTGCAAAGCATATTCCCCTTCTACTAGACCGTCGTTGTCCTGAATAATAGGATTGCGACCGTCCATAACGCGAACTTCGTACTCGAATACATAGGTATTCTTATTGTACTTGACAGCTTCATTTTCACCGCCTTCAATTTTGGCTTCTTTTTTAGCTCCTTTGCTAGGAGTAAGTTTTGCCGAATTTTCAACGATGGCATGTTCTGTCATCCATGTAGCAGGTGCGGTTCCAAGACCACGCAAGCCTACATTTACTTTGGGTTTACCCCAACTTAATGGTGTTCCAGCCATAATTTACGAATTTAGATAGTTTATTAAAATACGATTATTTATACAATGTTCTTCTTTACCTTCAACCTTAATAACTGATTGCTTTTGAAGCTCACAACGCCAATTTTCTTTTGTGATGGATTCAAACAAATTGTTCGACAACAAACATAACTGTCTAATTCTTACGGAATTTTCTATCGAATCTTTTCCCTTTTCAATGTCTGATACGTAGATATTCACATTCAAAATAAACTGCTGCATTTGCTTTCCGCTATTGTCTAATACAGAGATTACGATATCCTCTTTGCCAGATCCCGTTGGTCGGATTGTCTTACTAACAACACCGTTAACAGTACTTGCAAGTTCAGAAGCCTTAACTACTGAATAAACAATATCTTTTATGTCAATTACTGAAATCATTTAATCTTACGACTTAATTTGTTATTCAACTTTGAAATAAATCCATCTAGCTCCTTAAGAGCCAATAATTCGGCAGATGCGAGAACAACCTTGTTTTCCATAGCTTCAACAAGTGCTGCATACTCCATACCTGCAACGATAATCAAAGAAAAGCCATTATTAAACTTTGAAGCAATGTTTTTTGAATAAGTTTGACCTGTCGAGGAACCTTCTCCTCCTCCATTAATTGAAGCGAATGAAGACATACCTACGATACGTCCATTCTGTGTTATAATGTAGCCAATAGAACTACGAAGGTTCCCAGTATGGTCATACCAACTTTCCTTTTGCGTTCTATCTCTAGCTTCAGTAACACACATTTCTCCTAAATAAGCGAGTACGTTAATGGTTTCTTGATCAACCAACTCCAACTGTTGATTTATAATTTTATCAATTTCGGACATTGGTGTCGTCATTACTACAGCCATAGCTTCGAGTTTAATTGACCTCGATGAAAGCCTTGTACTTTGTATTCGGCAACAATGTTACCGTCGGCATCATACAATCTAACTAATTCGTCAAGGTCAAATGTTCGGCAATTTCTATCGAGATAAACAACATACTGATAAATATACGTTCTACCGTCTGCAAATGCTACAGAAGAAGCTTTGCCGTTAGGTTCAAACCGACAAGGAATAGCTGGTTCACTGAACTCAACTCGTCCTGCAATGTAATCACCTTTTTCATCTTCATAGCCTGCGATGACAGAAGCGTACTTTAGCGTATGTGGTCTAAATGATATCATAAATCTTCTCCAATTATTACTTGTGGGGTATTCTGGCCAACTACTTTCTCGCCAATGCTTTTGTAAAGAGTGTTAGCAATGTTCAAAAGCTTATCGCTATCTGAAACACTGATTGAAACACCACCCTCGCTTACATTAGGAGCAGTAACTACACCTACCAAACAATCAGCATAAGCACCAATAAAATCTTTCGACTTTGATGCTTCAGCAGTAAATTCAGTATTACCGTCAAGGCTTCTACCAATCAAAATAGACTGGTAGAAGCTTTCAGGCATTGGATACTGAACCTTTGATATTAAAGCTTCAAGTACATTCATAGCTTATGCGTTAGCTGCTTGTTTTACTACGAATACAGCAGTCTTACCGTTAACAGATACAGTGACATCAGCCTCCCTTGCAGGTGCAGAAGTCTCACTGTTAGCTTCAACTGTAATAGTCACAATCTTACCACTTACAGAAGCTGTGCACCATGCGTTATCGGCTTCAACAGCGGCTGTGATAGTCGCAGTGGACTTTGTGTCTACGGTGACAGTCTTACCTGTACTATCTGATTCCTTAGCAAAGTTCAGTTCCTGAACGCTCAACTTAGGATAGTAGATAAGAGCAGCCTTTAGTTTGGCTTCCTTGGCATCGCTAAGCTTGTTAACAGCGGCCATTATGACAGCATCAGAAGCATTAGATGCTAAAGAAGTGCCAAGTTCATTTATTGCTATGATAAACTCAGACTTAAGATACTTATTACCCCATACTGTGATATAAGAGTCAGTAGCATCAGCAGTCTCGGCAGTTACGTCCAATTCTTGAGCTTCGGAAATGTCAAGCAAATAGATTTGGTCAACATTTTCGATAACTGGGAGAACGATAGCTTGCGAAGAAGTGAACTCGCGCAATGGGTCATTTTTTGAATACTTAGAAATCAACGTATAACGATTGACTTTTGAATACTTAACGCCATCGACTGGGTGAGTTTCTTCTGCAAGTGTTCCGTAAACCAATTTACCAACTTCTTCGCTAGGTAAGAATACAACGCTGTTATTATTCCAAGGTTTAATAGATCTCTGAACACCGTTTTTCTCGATACGTACAGTTCTATCAATAACCAAGAATTTACAGCCAGTTTCATCGTTAAACGCTTCATCAAAACGTTTAGGAGTTGGAACAGGAAGTACGGAGTTGGCTAATACAACCATGCCTGCATAGTTAGCAGCCAATTCACGACCTTCTTGAGAATTACGAATCAAATCGTATGTTTCTCTTGACAAAGCAATAGCTGTAGTTACATCAGAATTGTCGCTAATAACTTTCAACACTCGTTTGATGTCACTAATAGGGGTATAACCAGTATTGCCCCATTTGATACTAGCACCAAATTTGTTTTCTTCTAGGTAGCCGTAATCTACACGAATACCAACACCAACGTTATCAGCATCAGGAACGAGAGCAACACCGTCTGATAAACCTGACAAAAAGATTGCTTCAAGACGTTCATCAACACCATTCGTACAACGAACAGCATCATTCAACAATTTTGAAACAATGTTAGCCGTATCGACTCCGCGAGCCTTCATAATCTCGATATTAGAGATTTGTTTTTCTCCAAGAGAAAGTTTCATCCCTAATTTTGGGAGATCACCATTTGCATGGCTAAGAGCATCGCGTTTTTTCAACGGAAGTTCAGAGTCCATCGCAACAACATCGGCAGCAACAATGCTGGAGTTGATAGATGAACTTTCCCACTTCATGTCTGCCGAATATTCTTCGCGCAACATGGTTTTAAACAAACTTACAGCTTGTTTAGACTTACCATTGATTTTTTCAACAATGGTTTTCAACGATGGCAGATACTTTGCAAGTACCTCGATGAACAAACTTTCATTCATAGCTTTAATAGGTATTATAGACTAAATTAGTCTTGAGTGAAACGAATGAGAGGCAATGCGGCTTTTATCGCTGCCGTAACAGGATAATGGCTAGCAGCCTCGTTAACTGTACCTCTTACCAAGATACCAACCATTGCACGGTTAGTCATAGTAGAAGCAATAACAACTCCTTCGATAGTGTGATCTGCAGGAAGGGCAGCGTAAGCGGAACCATCGACTGGCATAGGTTTGAATGTACCTGTAGCCGTTTCTTTGATTACCACATGACCAGCTTTGATTACAGCAGGGGTAAACCCTGTCACATCAAGAGAACGCCCACCAATGAGCGTTTCAATAACTTTTGCGATAACAATAGAATCTCTACTGGTATCGACAGTTGACTTTTCAGAATTTAATGTAGTCATCTGAATAAAATTTTAAAGGTTTAACAATTAGGACTGTTCGACAATTGCATCGATTTCTAAATCAGAAGGCTTGTCGTTCTGTGGAGTTGCACCACCTCCAATAGGTTTAATTGATAAAACACCATGAGCTAGTAGCTCCTTTTGGTAATCGTTCAAGTCGTTTTTCGTTTCTTCAATGAAAGCGGCAAAGTCTTCATCTTTTTCAAAAGACATACGTTCAAACGTTTTCAAAAGCTTTTGGCCGAAAACACCTGAATCTTTAACTAAAGTTTCTAACTGAGATTTACGAGAACCCATAATGCGTTCACCTTCAATCCTTGCTAGTCTTACTTCGTTTTGTTCAGTGTACTTTTTGAACCAAGCGGGCATTTCGTCATCCTGTGGAATTTCAGACCCTGGTTTAGTAGGTTCTGCTTTAGGAGTAGCTGGTTTAGATTTCGCAACAATTCTGCTGCTATTCTTTTGAGCTACTTGTAAGATTGGCATTACCGCGTCTACTTGAGCGTTAATGTCGTCATCGGAAGCATCCTCTGAATTAAGTCTGCCGGAAATCAATTCTGCGGCAACCTTCAATTCGTCTTCATTGAAACCCAACGATGCTGCTTTGGTTTTCAAAATCTTCATGATCTTTTCGAGATTCATTGCAATAAAATTTTAAGTTAATAAAAGAAAGCCTGCCTTATAGAAGCCGACAGACTTTCTCGAACTTAAGAAAGAGAGCAATGAGTTTCAAAAAAGTTCTGTGGCTTGTAGTTATCAAGCAACACGACAAAGATAATAAAAGTGTTTCAATACGAAACACTTTTTTGCAAAAAAAATAACTCCTTTTTTATATGTAACATTTGTAAAGGGGGGAAACTCAACATCGAGAGCAACTTTAAAACATATAACAAACTGATTATCAAAATAGTAAGTATATATCACTGTTTACTATTTCGGCATGTTCTCCTTACTTTTGGTGTTACACTTTTCTTCTCACTTGTTTACTTCTTACTACAGATCCATTTCATTTAGTAAATCATACAATACAACAAGTTCAAAATTATTTCCATTCCATCTAATAAACGAGGAGTGATTGATTCTTACTTCGAGTTCTCCGTCTTCGTTTTCTTTTGCTTTTTTGTAGAAGTTTCTTCTTTCATAACTCCAATCGATAATCTCTCCTGAACTTACAAAATCATCATAACTTACATTTTGCGACCTGCCTGAAGATGTTACTTTGCAAAAATCCTCAACGACTGGTAATGTTCCTTCGAGAGAATTTTCAATAATCAGGTTAGTTACTTCAGGAACTCCAATTTTTCCTTTTCTAATTAAGGCTTCGTATTCTTCTAAAATAATCATGGGGAATGGTATTAATGATTTACGATTTCGATTTCATCTTTTGAAAACATCCAAGAACAATTCGACAAATGAAATCCTTTACTTGCCAAAAACTCAGTTACAACTTCTTCTTCATCTTGTCCGTCATTTGGTTGTTGAATAGTTTGGTTATTGAACAAATGGACTTTTGCGTTTGAGTAGTCCAATACTACAATGTTTAACGTAATCATAGGTTATTGATTTAATTGTTTGCGAAATGAAACATCTTCTAAATTATCCTGAAAAGCTTTCATTCTTAAGTACTCCTCAAGTGTCATGCTAGTTTTATTTTCTTTATTCTCTCCTGTTGGATCATCGCAGTTGAATAAATTGTGCTTGTAAACGTAAGCTTTTTCCAAATCTTTCAACATTTTTTTCTTTTCCTTTTCCAATTGATTTTTATGGAATTCATATTGCTGTGAAACATCGATGTACTCAATATCTGTCAATTCCAAATAGATGACAGACTTCTTTCCCTTGTAGTTGTAAACCTCTTTAATTCTATTGCCAACTATTGAACACAATACTTGAGCGAATATCGTTCGTTCTTTATTGTTCACCTTGAATCCCCTTTCGGTTTTCTTTTCAGTGAACAGGTCTTCAATAGTCAGTCCATGCTTTTCGAGAAGCTTCTCTAACTGCGCTTGTGCTGCTATTGCTTCACCATCAACACCTTTATCTGCTAATTCCTTAATTTTCTTGAGCTTTTCTTTGATGTTATCCATGGCTTAAAAATTATAATCGTGTAATCTAATTGGCTTGTCACTCATAAGAAAATTACCACATCCCCAACCATTCTTTGTCAATCGAACTATTTTGGTAGGATATGTTTCATTACTACTGAACGACCAC